CAAAATTCAAAACATCATTGATTTGTTCTAATACATCTATTCTTTTCTTATAGCAGTAGTTAATGAGGGTAATTAGTACATCACCTATCGCATCTTTGATAGCTGGTTTATCATTGTCATAACACGCTTTGATAAGCTCGCCAACCTCCTCGTGTGTCTTAAGGAGTTCATCAAAAGGCGTTAGCTCTTCATAGATTTTTCTTTCTTTTGCCCACTCTTGGATAAGTGGGACGAGTTCTTGGATTGTTTTCATTTGTTGATGTTTTTAGTGTTAATAATTTCCCCTAAACTAAGTACAAAGTATATTTTTCCTTCTTCTGCACCCCATTCGCTCTTTCCTATGCCTTGGGTGATACTTTTTAGTTTTATTGTAAATTGTGGGGCATTGGTAGCATACCCATTACGAAAGATGACCTTATCGTATGTCTTTCCCATAAGCCGCTTTTCCCAGTAAGGTTTGATTTCTCTGTATTCCTCCTTCTTCTCTCCTGAAAGAATAAGGTCAAACCAGTTTTTCTTGAGTGTAAGGTGTAAATTCATCTACTATAAATTTTAATCGTTTTGCTTTTTACTTAATTGTTCCTTTCTCAAACCCATGCAATAGGAATAGTAGTTAATGTTCACTTCATTCTCAAGGAGGTAATCGTACCACTCTATGATTTTGCACTGGGGTTGGTTGCTCTTTAGGTCAAAGTATATATCTGAGAGACTGAAGAAGTAGTCAGATATTAGGAACATATCTACACTATCATTACCTACAGAAAATTCATAGGTTAAATCGTGTTTTTCACAAAATTCCATGAGCAGCCTATCTACGGCTACCTCAAATGCTCTTAATGGGGTGTCAGTTTGTTTTTTCATTTGCTTTGTCTTTGTTATTAATTCCGTCTAAATGTAGATACACCAACTCTGATATATCATCTGCATAGGCTCTGAAAGCGTTCAGTAGTGAAGTATCTTGTTTGTTGAGTTTGTTAAACTCTTCTACTACTTCTCCGTTGTACTTTTTAACGTTCTTGAAGTTGCTTTTGAACTTGTATTTTAGATTGCTTTCATCCACCATACACATTAGCTCGTGGGTAGCATCACAAAAGGCCAAAGCTAATATGAGATAATGAGCCATATTCTCTCGCTTAAGGATTGGTTTTACCTTATTTTCTCTGTAATTAGATACAGCTATTTCCATGAGGTGCTCCGCTTCCTTCTCTGTGATTTGCAGCCCGCGGACTCTGAGTTCTGTTATAAATTTTGTGCTTTTCATTTTAAAAAGGTGTGTTACTTTTAGGATCTATTTTTGGCAAATTATTTTCTTGTTGTAAGAACGAGTTATATTGCCCTCCTCGTTCAAAAAATCGCATGTACTGTAGCTGACATCCCGTAATTATTCCTCCTGTTGTGCCGTTGCGAAACTTTGAAATAATAACCTCTACTTCATTGGCTGTAGGTGATCCGTCCTCCCATTGTGGTATTCCGTAATATTCAGGGCGATAGAGGAATAGTACATTGTCAGCATCCTGCTCTATGGCTCCCGATTCTCTGAGGTCTGAAAGCATGGGGCGCTTATCTGCTCGTGTCTCGACCCCGCGGGATAGCTGGGATAAGGCAATGATTGGTATGTCTAACTCTTTAGCCAACCCCTTGAGGGTACGGGATATTTCACTAATTTCTTGGTCTCGTGTGCGGCCCTTTTGGTTATTACTAATGAGTTGTAGGTAGTCAATGTAAATGATTTTTACTTTTCTTTCCCTTACCCACTTCTTTGCTTTAATTTTTAGAGATAATAGTGTAAGAAAGGGTTCATCATCAATATACAAGGGCAGTTTATTGAAAGAAGGACGGAGGCTTACTGCAACATCCATCTCACTTTGTGTAAGTGAGCCAAAAGCCAACTTGTTGCTATCTATCCCTGAGTAATTGGCAAAGAGCCTTGCCGTTAGTTGTCTTGCACTCATTTCAAGGGAGAATATCCCTACAGGGTAGCCTAATCGTGCTTGATGCAGAGCATCACTAAGAGCGTATGCTGTCTTTCCCATGGCAGGGCGCCCTGCTATAATGACAAGATCACTCGGTTGGTAGCCATTGAGTTTAAGGTTTATGTCTCGTACAGCAGTAGGAACGCCTGCACGCTCAGATTTGGGTTTAAGGACTTCTGTTAAGTAATCTCCTATATCCTTGGGTTGTTTGATAGACAACCAATCAGACACTTTATCAAGCTCTTTGTATGAACTATCAAGCAACTCGAATATGTCAGTATCTTCATCGTAGGCATTGTCTGCGAGAGTGTTTCCCACCTCAATACTCTTGCGCTTAACGTACAATTGCATAAGAATCATGGCGTGATATTGCATGTGAGCTGAAGACGATACCTTCTCTGTGAGTTCCACAAGGTAAGCCCCTCCTCCTGCTTCTTTTAGTTTTCCAGTCCTTTGTAACTCTGACCTAACTGTCATTAAATCCACAGCTTGTGAGGATTTGTACAAGGAGAGAATAGCATCGTATATCAGAGCATTTTTTGAATTGTAAAAAACATTTGTGTCTTTTACTACCTCGACAAATTCAGTAACTCCTCTTTGCTCCATGAGCATGCCGCCAATTACAACTTCTTCCAATTCAGGGTTGTTAGGTATTTGTTTATTTTGCATTTCAAATATTTTTTAATAAGTAATTTCATTACCATTCTCATCAAAGCGAATGCGTTTAGGAGCTGTAGTTACAGGGGTATTTTTTGCCACTTCTTGCCTTTTTTTAAGCCAGTTTTTAAAGTGTGACCTATAATCTCTCACTTCTTTTAACCGTTCTCCTTGTAACTCCAAATGCTGATTAAAAGCCTCCAATTGCTCAGAAATCATGTTTTTATCAATTACTTTTAGGTTTTTGATTATTGCATTACAAAGATTCTCGTCGTTTAAATAATCACGTTTTAATTCGCTGATTGATTTTATCACCCCGTTATCAGATGAGTAATATTTTTTCTCATCAGTCATGGCGGAGGCGTCTTTATCATCATTATCATTTACATTATCATTTAC